GCGTTATATATATGCGCCGAAAGGAATAAAGATGTCAGAATGCTTTAATGGACTTTGGGCATTCAGTGGGAGGTACCGATGGGCCCAGAATGAGTTAAGGTTTGTTAAGGCAAGATAACGGTTGAAATAAGGGGAAACAAGCGAGCCTACCTGCGAACTTGGCCTGAAATTCAGGTGTTTCCATAATGGAAATAGTTGATCTGAAAAACGCCGTGCTTGTTTTCCCATTAATTGACTTGTTATCTTTTTTATTTATTAACTTTTGGAGAAAGAAAGATGGAAAAAGAATTTAGAGCTTGGGATTCTGACAATGAAAAGATGCTTTTTACAGAAGAATTCCAAATTTATTACGAGAAAGATAATGGTTTCCATTCCGGCAAAACAGCAGATAATGGTGAATGGGGGGAGATGCCAATAATGCAATACGTTGGCTTGCGGTGCCTGGACGGTAACAAAATTTTTGAGGGTGATGTATTTGAAGTAACAGACGGTGACGGTTGGGTTGTTGGGAAGATGCTGGCTAAGCTTGACGGTGAAACTTTGTCGGTGGACCAGCGTATAGTCGGTCATATTTTAGGGAATATTTACGAAACCCCCACTATTGAGCATGTATAGATAACGGCAAAATTCAGAGGTTGCGGATATAAATCAAGGAGGTTGAAAAGTGAGTAATGACAGCAGGAACAATGAAGGTCAAAAAAACGGCGAGGCAAGCAATCCGCTGGAATGTTTTGTTATGCAATATGGTTTGTTTCTTGATCAATCCAGGGAGGAGTTGAAAGAGCCTTGGAGCGAAGACGGATACACCTTTTGTTCTGATGGGCACATTTTATTACGTCTGCCAGCTATTGCAGGAATTTTACGGCCACCGCCATTCGACAGAAAAATGCCATGGCCTGACGCCGCGTTGTTGCCAGAAATGACAAAGGCGAAGAGGGTTAAGGTTGGCACGGAAAAATGCAGTTTTTGTAAAGGATCAGGAGAGGTTTTGACCTGCCCAGACTGTGAAGGGCTTGGGATTGTTTCCTGGGATGTTGGTAAACATGAATATGAACATGATTGCTACGAATGTGATGGAACCGGCTTTATAAACAGCGGAGACGGTGACAAGTGTGAGGAATGTGACGGAACAGGTCGTATAATAAAAGTCGAAGCTGCTCACGTTTCTGGATGCGAGGGTATTTCAAATGTTAAAATGAATAAGTTGGCCACGTTGCCGGGGTGTATGTTTTCCAGGGAGACAATCTTTGATGATGTGTTTTATTTTAGATTCGAAGGTGGAGATGGCCTCGTAATGGCTATACGCGTGTAGCATAACGGCATAGCTGATGGTCTTGTGGATAATAAAACGAGCTTTACGCTCAACAAAAGAGGTCGCTGATAATGAGTAGACAACAAAATACCGACCAGGGTAACAAGTCCGCTCAAGCGCCTTGTTGGGCAAATTATTTCCGTGTGTATTTTTTTTGATTTATTTTTGATTTAGGTGTTGACGTTAATTTAGTTATAGTGTACATTATAATTAAAGAATGAGGGAAAACAAATTAACTCAAACGGAGACGCAAAATGAAAAAAATAATCGACATCATTAAAGAAACAGCTGGAAATGAAACAATAGTTGCTCGTTACACCATAGACAAAGAGCATAACCTTGACACAGGGATTATGGACAGCGAGTTGCCGGAAGTCGGGGAGACGTTGACGGACGGAAATCAAGAAATGACAGTAGTTGAGCACGTAGTAATTGACGGGAGAGTTGGCGTTAAATTTGACAATTACCCTGCATTAGTTGATGGTGGCCAATTAGTAAAAATGTTGGCTGACGTGGTTGTGAGGGTTAAATGATGGCAGAATTTACAATCAAAAATAAATGTGGCGAAATTGTCTCCAGGCATAAAAGCCTGGAGCTTGCCAACGCTAAATTACGGAAGATTGATGCTGTTAAATATAGCCTGTATGCAGATGATGTTGATTGGCTGACAGGCCACGAGGAAGCATTGCAAGGGTATAACTGTACAGTGCAACCAGCTAACCCAAAAGGGGCAGGCCGGAAACCTGCCCCGCCAAACTTGAAAAAGAAATCAGTCCACATGAAACTACCTCGGTGGTTGATTGAGTGGACGGCAAAGCAAGAGCAGAGTCGGGCCGTATTGGTTGAGGAAGCATTAAAAAAGGTGCATGGGCTGGAAACCCCTGCCCCGATTTACGACGGTGATGGGGAATAAGCCCAACGCCAAGTTAACCGGTTTGCTGGTTGAGGGCAACGAGCTTGCCCAGCCTGTGGCCATATTAAAACAACCAAATCAGCAAAACGCAAGGGCAGCAAATCCGTGTTGAACTGATGGTTATACAATTTTACAGAGGGCCCCAATTATGAGTAAGTATTCTAGCGAAAACAAAAAGCCATTAAACCACCCTGAAAGTATAGTTCTGAACCATGTTGTATTGATGGCGCAGCAAAGTCTTGACCCCGATGGGTATGATATGTTTTGCACGGCTCACGATCGCATTGTTGAAAACAGGCACTTGCAAAACAAAGAGCTCATTACAGACAAGCACCAGAAAATAAACCCTTATCTTCCGTATTGGTACGGGAAAAGACTTGAAAAAGTTTTCCCTAGTCTCCGGGTGGTGCAGCAAAATAGTGGTGTTGATTTAACCCTGGTAAAAAAGTTAAAACATGAAGCCAGTAGCCACCTGCAAGATATAGAAAATATTAAAAACGACATTAAGGAGCTTGGATACATCGAGCCTGTTGAGTGTTTAGGATGCGGGTGGACAGGCCTTGAGAATGAGTTAGACCAGAACTGCAAATACATCCGCGACAATGGGGAGAGCAGCAACGACAATACAGGTTGCCCCGTTTGCAAGTCGTTGAGTTGGGAATTTACTGACATAGTATAACAGTATTAATACATGGAAAAAGTCCATGCTTAACGTGACGAAAAACCGATACTATGGAAACTTGCGGAAGTCGGCTGGGTGTGGTAGGGTTGGGGTAGCTTGATTCGGGATCACATCCGTGTCTTTCAAGGTTTGAGGGGAAATAGATGAAACAAAAATTTAAAAAACCGCATTTAACAGGTAGCCAGTTGAGAGCTGGGGCGTATCCCTTCCGCCGTGAAGTACCTGTTGAGTGCGGTTTTTTGCGTTTTTAGGGTGAAAGAATGAGAGCTAGAAATATCAAGCCTGGTTTTTTTGACTGTGAGGAAGTGGGGGAATTGTCCATGGCCGCAAGGATTCTTTTTATAGGTCTTTGGTGCCTTGCAGACTCAAATGGATACTTGGAATATAGGCCAAAAAAAATAAAAGCAAATGTATTCCCATACGATTCATGTAATTTAATTAAATTACTTGAAGAGGTATCGCGTGTTAATTTAATTACAATTTGGGGCATTCATGAAGATGAAGAGGTTAAAAAAGGGTTCATCCCCCATTTTATAGAAATTCCAAACTTCCGCAAACATCAGCGGCCACACCCAAAGGAAAAGAGGAGTGATTTAAAAGAGATAGTGGAAAATAACGACTCTTTAATTAAATTACATGAAATTAAATTAAATTACCGTCTGATATTAGGAAAGAGGAATACTGATATTAGGAATGAGGATATTAGGAAAAGGGAAAAGAAAAAAAACTCTTCCAAAAATAAAAAGGAAAAAAGCAAAAGTAAATTTGGAACTTTCAACAACGTCCTTTTCACGGAAGAAGAATACTCAAAACTAAACAAAATATTTCCTGGTGATATTTCCCTGAGAATTGATAAACTGTCAGAGTACATCGAGCAAAGCGGGAAAAAATACAAAAACCATTATGCAACACTTCTATCATGGGCCAGAAAAGACGACGATCTGGCCCAACCGGTTGATGAAATAATCAGGCAATATGACGACAACGAGGAATGGAAGAAAAAAAGGAAAGAACGGTTAGAGAAAAAACAGATGCAAGAGGGCGGGCATGTTCCAGCATTTACAAGCGATCCTTATAAAATTGTACAGTAGGTGAACACATTGGCACAGATGACAACAACACCACCACTTATCATAACGAATGAGACACCACAAACGCTGCTCTCTTACGGAGACCTTGCATTCTTGGCGAAACATTGTGTGAGATTCCAGGGCGACAGGAAAGGAGTTGATGAAAGGGCCGTTGAACTCTTGGCCCTGTTGCGGGCTCATGGTTTTATCGTGTCCTATGTCCGCAATGACGTAAATAAAAATGATGTAAGAGGCGACGACATTGTTTTCGGCCAGCTCCTTATGACGCCGTTGCAGACAAAAATCGAAAGAGCAGCAATGAGTGACGGTTTAAACAGGATGTCAACGGAACAGCTCAAAGAAAAAGCAAGGGAAAACTACAGGCTTATAGGGGAATAGCTTGCAAAAACAACCATATTGATATAAAAAAGCAGTATGGCTCCAAAGAAGACAACGAAAAAAAAGAAGCGGAAAAGCCCGGTAAGGTGGAGCGCAGAGATTTTTGAAAAAATAAAAATGCTCTCCTCTTTAGGTGCTACAGAAGCACAACTATGTAAAATAGTTGGAGTTTCTGCGGCTGGGCTGGGTAAGTGGAAACATAAATATCCTGAACTCGTAGAGACCTTAAAGAAAAGTAAGGATTTGTTTGACGCAACCGAGGTTGAGCCTTACCTGCTTAAAAGGGCCACTGGCCAGTTTTTTACCACCGAGACCAGGACGGCCTACAACAAAGATGGAGAGGTTTACAACAAGACCGTTATCCGCAAAGAATACCCGCCAGATACAAAGGCTCTCCTTGCATGGCTCACAAACCGCACTGACCGCTGGCGGTACAATCCTAACCCAATGGACAACCGGGAACCGCCCGAAGTCGTGAGGGTGAAATGAAGTTAGAGTTCCACGATTCTGATTTTTACCCGCATCAGCTAAAATTTCTGTGGTCAACGGCAGAAGAAACAGCCTTGATCTCAGGTTATGGGGCCGGGAAAACCCATATCTTTTGCCGAAAAGTGCTGCTTGAACATCTGACCAACAAGAGCCACGTCACCGGCAAATCTGCCGGGTGGGTGATCGAGCCGACCTACAGTTTGCTTGATGAATTATTTTTAGAGCCGTTTATTGAGCTCCTGGACAAAATACAACTAAAGCACAAGTACAATGCACAAAAGCGAGTGATCACAACCAATGCAGGCCGTATCCGTGGTTACACCATGATGCACCCAAAAAGGATGATTGGTAGCAACCTCACATTTTGCGGGGTTGACGAACTTGACACAACGGGCTTAACAAACGGAATCGAAGTCTACCGAAAATGTACAGGCCGTCTCCGTGGGTCAAAAACTGCCCGTTTTTTTGCTACCACAACGCCAGAGGGGTTTGCGGCAGCTTATGATATTTTCGGCAAAAAGGAACAGGGCCACCAGTGCGTAATCCATGCCAAGACCACGGACAATGAATCACTGGATCAGGCGTACATTGACAAGTTGTACAGGACTTATCCGAGCAATCTGGTAGACGCTTACATTAACGGCAAGTTTGTCAACATGACTTCCGGGTCGGTCTTTTTGTATTTTGATCGAGAGCGGCACCATGTTGACAGCAAGCCGGAAAAAGGCGACATCCTCCACATCGGCCAGGATTTTAACGTGGGCGGCTGTATATCATCTGTGTACGTCCAGCGGCATGACAGTATGCACCTGGTGGATGAATGGTCAAATCCAGACACGGAGCAGGTTGTGACCTGTATCAAAGATCGTTACCCTGACCATGGTGTGATTTTCTACCCGGACGCAACCGGAACCCACGGGACAAGTACCAACGCCTCTAAATCTGACATTGGCATCATCACTGGTGCAGGGTTCCGAATCGACGCAGACGGGACAAACGCATTGATAAAAGACCGGGTTAATGCTACTAACCGAATGATGGAGGCGAACAGGTGGGGCATTAACACCAATCGGTGCCCCGGCCACACGACAGCCTTTGAGCAGCACGCATGGGATCAGCGCACCGGCAAGCCACAGAAATTTGCCGAGGCCGGAAGTATTGATGATTACACCGACGCAGCCACGTACCCAGTCGTGCGGCTCCACCCGATAAACAGGCCAAACCACACCACCACAAGGAGGCTATTTTGATTGACTATGATGACGTTGCCCATGTAAGCGAGGACAAATCAGCCTACGATGAGGCGGTGAAGCCCGGTGTTTGCTTGCTGGGGGGTGAACCTGCAATGAAAGCCGCTGGGGACACTTTTTTACCTCCTGCTTACATGGAAGATGACGATGTTTACAGGGCACGGCTTGCCGGATCAACCTTGCTCAACGGGTACAAAAAGACCGTGCAGCTGATGACCGGCCATGTTTTTAAAAAGGGATTCCATGTCAGTGATGATATGCCGGATGATGTCAAGCAGTACATGGGCGACTTGACCGGCACGGGGGAATCTGCCTCAATCGTTGCCCGTAAATCTTTTCAGTTTGGGCTTGGTCGGGGGGTTGCGGTGGCCATGGTTGACGCTCCTGCCGTCGGAAAAGCAAAGCTGTCGAAAAAGATGGAGGCTGAACTCGGCATCAGGCCCTTTGTCCGCATGATTAATCCTGATGATGTCCTGGGAGGGATTGTTGAGGACGGGAAGATATTGCAGGTGCGTGTTGCCGAGACTAAAACGGTCAAAGAGGGACTGTACGGCACTAAACGAGTAAAGATGGTGCGGGTAATAGAGCCGGGCCAGTGGCGGCTGTACCGTGAGGACGCCAAAGCAGGTAAGTATGTGGAGGATAGCACCGGCACATTCTCCGTAACTGATCGAGTCCCGCTTTCCTTTTTTATTCCCGGAAAAAGAATTTCGCCTCTTTACGGAAAACTACCACTTGCCGACCTAGCATATCTCAACCTTGCTCACTGGCGGTCACAGTCTGATCAAAACAATATCTTGCACCACATGCGGGTGCCTTTTATCGCCTCAAGGGGCTATGACCTCAAAGAAATGGTGCGGGAAGCTCGGCTGATGATCAACAGCAATACCGAGTGGGCGCAGATGGGTTACGTCGAGATCAAGGGCGGCGGTGGCGTTGATGCTGGCCTTAAAGACATCGAATCAATAGAGCGGCGCATGGCCCTTTACGGTTTGCAACAGCTATTACCGCAAGCGCCGGGCAACGCAACCGCCACGGAGAAGGTTATAACCACAACGGAAACAAACTCTGCTCTGTCTATGTGGGCCTCTGAGTTTGAGTTTTTTATCAATGACCTTATGGGCTTGTTTGGCAAGTTTTTGGGTGTCGAGGTTCCTGCCTGTATCACGGTTGACAAGGACTACACTCTGGGAGGTGTGTCAACTGAGTTGCTTACCGCTTATTATAGCTCTCTTGATGGGCGTGTGATGTCCCGCAGGCTTGTTTTTGAAGAGCTGCAAAGGCGTGGAGCTGTCAACGACAACGAAGAGTGGGAGGTGGTGGACGCTGAGATTGAGGACGACCAGAGAGGCGACCCCGCAGGTCTTTCCGGGTTTTTCGATAATAAATGAGACTTGAAGACAAGATAATCCTTGCCCGTCATGTGGACATGCAGTCCAACTTGATCGAGTTTGAAGGGGAATCGGCACGCCAGCTTTTTTTGCTCTACAGTGCAGCAAAGGCCCGGATTGTGAGGCGGCTGAAAGGGCTTAAAAAAGGCTCAATCCATACCAGAAAGCAACAGTTACAACTCTTGGCCGAGGTTGAAAAGACCTTGCAGGAGCTTGTAAAGATCATGGCCGCACGGGTGGCCGAACACGCTGTAACGGCTCACAAGTTTGCAGCGGCAGAGGTTGGTAATATCCTGTCATGGGATGGGGCGGTCAAGGGCTTTAACCTTGCAGCCCTCTCTACCCCGCAGATAATAGCCATTGTTGCGGCTCAGAAGTTTGGCGACAAGCAGCTAGATGGTTGGTTAATGTCGATGTTTGGCGAGGGGCTTGACCGGGTAAAGGCCGAGATTGCAACCGGCAAGGTCAGAGGGTTGAGCTACAAGAACCTTGTTAAAAGCATTATTGACATGCTGGGCGGGTCGGAGATCAGGCGACACCTTGACGCTATTGTGAGATCGTACGTGCAAAAAATGGCCGCTCTTGCCGCTCGTATGGTGGTTGAAGCCAATAAAGAAGTAGTCAACGAGCTAGAATGGTCTGCGGTCATGGAGGGAGCGAGCTTTGATACTGGCCGTGGCACTTGCATACGTTGTGCTGCTCTTGACGGCTCAAGGTACAAAAACTACGGGGCGGCTCCGGCTATCCCTTTGCATCTCCGTTGCCGGTGTATGCTCCTGCCGGTTACAAAGTCATGGCTGGATCTTGGTATTAACGCCGATGACATGACGGAAAAAACCAGCAAATGGTACAACCGTGACTATCCAAGCCGGAAAATTCTTGATTATGGATACACAGATAAAAATTACGGTGAGTGGTGGGCATCAATGCCTGCCAGCTTTAGGCGCAACGCAATAGGGCCAAGGCGCACCGAGTTGATAGACAAGGGCGTGCTCAGTTTTGATGATCTGGTTGATCACAAGACAGGCAGGCTATTTACGATTGATGAACTGGAGGCAAAGCATGGCAAAGTACAAGGTTAACGAAGACGGCTCAATAGCCGCCGACAGTGAGGGGAGACCGATTGTAATAGGTGACGATGGCAAGGAGTTTGGTATTGATGCCATTGCCGCAGACAGCAAAATAAAGGCTTTGTCGGTAGAGAACAAGGGCTACCGGAAAAAGGCGGCTGACCGAAAAAAGGAGTTGGAGAAATTCGCAGATATTGAAGACCCGGCGGCGGCAATCGCAGCCCTGCAAACTGTTGGCTCAATGTCAGAGGATCACAAAGTCGAAGTTGAAAAGCTCAAGGAGAGCATTACCAAGGCGTATGAAACCAAGCTGGCCGACAAGGACGCCGAGATTACCGAGCTTGTTGAAGGGCTTTTTGAAAGTAATGTCCTGTCCAAGTTTGCGACCTCTGATGTTATCAAGAAAACCATCTTTGCAGATGTGCCGGACGTTGCGGCCCTCAAGTACAAAGGCAACTTTAAAAAAGACGGTACGGCGGTTGACCACCAGGGCAACCCGATTCTGTCAAAAGAAAATCCTGCCGAGCCTGCAAAGTTCAACGAGGCGTTGTCCGTGCTCATTGAAACGGATCCAAAGCGTGACGCAATCATGCTGGGGTCAGGGGCTTCGGGTGGTGGGTCGCAGAA